CACAAGAGATACCATTTTACGAAAACGATCTAAACGAAAAACAAATACAATACACAGCGGAAGTAAGTTTATATGATTTACACAGAACGCTTAAAACACATTGTAAGGAAGTTTACGATAAAGAATATATAAGTATCGACATATTGGCTAAAGTCCGTTTAACGCTTGATATGATAGAAGATAAGTTAGGTATAAGCACGTATGATGAGAGAATGGAGTTGATTAAGAAGTTATGAGAACAAGTAAGTTTAGAGGTAAAGGTATAGAAACAAAAGATTGGTGGGAAGGTTCATTAATACAATTAGAAAATGGTAAATGTTATATTACGCAAGATATATTAACACCTCAAGATCGTGGAGAAAAAATAGGTTATTGTTTATCACATTTTGAAGAAGTAATACCATCAACCATAGGACAATCCACAGGACTATATGACAAGAATGGCGTTGAGATATGGGAAGGCGATATTGTTAAATTATCAGATGGATATAGTTTAGTCATGCCTATTGCATACAAAGGTGAAATAACATTTGATAAAGCAGGATATTTAAAATGTGGTAGAACACCGTTACATGAAATGCCAATAGAATATTATGAAGTCATTGGCAACACACACGAGGACAAGTTATGAGCGAAGAAGAACGCAAACTCATAGACAAGTTATACTATCGCAAGGGGTTAGGAGTTCCACGCATATTAGCATTGCCATGCTTTAGTCATTTAACCGAGTATAAGTTATACAAGTATTTAAACTCAAAGGAAGGCAAGGAAATTAAAGTCTATAAGAGCGAGAGAGCAGAGCAAGTATTAAAGTTAAAAAAGAAAGGGATTAAATACAAGAAGATTGCCGAAATCACAAACTTATCACTTAAGACAGTTTACAATTATGCACGGTTAGATTTGTAAAACTTTTGATGTATTGACAAAAATTAAAAAAAGATATATATTGAGGTTGAAGCAGTAGAGTGATCTATTACTTCTTCCTTTCTTTTACTAAAAGGCACGAAATGTGTCTTTTGGTGTATGGAGTGTCATACGGACTATAAACGGTGTTACACGGTAGGTGGTATAAGTGGGTAGACCAAACGCATACGAAGAAATCATTAAACCTAATTTAGATCGAATAAGAGAACTTGTGGCTAAAGGTATGACTAACAACCAAATCGCAAGAATTATCGGTGTATCTCCATCTACTTTATACAAATATAAGGCAGAGTATATGGAGTTAAAAGAGAATTACAAAAAAGGTATAGATGAAAAAATAGTAGAATTAGAAGAAACTGCATATAGTGTTGCAACTGGTAAATATGAAGCAATAACAGAGGATATTGTATATAACGCTGATGGCGATATTGTATCTCGAAAAGTGAAGAGAGTTAAGCAAGTAGATACCACTGCACTTATATTTATGCTTAAGGCACTTAAACCTGAAATGTATGCTAATTTAGAACCTGATGATAACAAAGATGTAGTTAAAGCTATACAAGACTTATCAGAGAAACTTACATGAGATTAGATGACGTTATATTAAGTGATAAAGCAAAAGCATTTTTAAAAGATGATAGTAGGTTTATACTAAACGCTGGACCAACTGGAACTGGTAAGACATTTATAACAGGTCTTAAAACATTCTTTAGAGTGATGACAAGTCCAAAGGGCAGAGATACATACGCTATCGTCGCTGAAAGTCAAGTAACAGCAGAAAAGATGTTTATTGATGATGATGCAAGTTTTGTTAATATATTTCCTAACTGTCAATATGTAAGTGGTAAGAAACCACATATTCGCATACAAACGGTTAATGGAAACAAACGTATATATTTAGGTGGGTATGCAACGAGTAGAGACTGGCACAAGATATTAGGTCTTAACTTACATGGCATACACATAGAAGAAGGCACAATCGCAAATGATGACTTTATACGTGAAGCATTTGTAAGAGCAAACAGATTAGCGACTAAACCATTTATGCATGTTACAACGAATGGTGGAGTTCCTGAACAAATATTATATACCGAGTTTTTTGATAAAGCATATTATGATGAAGAGTGGAACACTAACATACCAGATGCTGAAAGATTAGCGTTGAAGTGTAGTGATCCAAAGTTTAAATATTGGTATTGGGGATTTGATGATAGTGTTACGTTGAAGCAAGATGACATAAACGCATTATTTGATTTATTTCCAGTAGGTAGTTTTTTCTACAATTCAAAGATATTAGGTATAAGGGGTTATTCAACTGGGTTATTATATGCGAGTTTATTTACTGACTTGATATTGAGCCAAGAAACCCCAAAAGCAACATGGGTTAATTTTAGCGACTTAAAGATAACAAACATACAAGAGTTAAGTGTAGGTATAGATGTAGGTAATGCAGCAAAGACTGTGTTCACATTGGTAGGTTATACGTTTAGATTTCAAAGAGCAATCGTAATAGATGTATATGAAGTAGAGATGACTGACACCAAAGATTATACACATATCATAGAAGAACTTAATAAATGGTTGTTTGAATGGTATAAGGTTTTCTTTAATACTATTAAGCAGATAAGAGTTGATAAGAGTAGCCCACTTTTTATTAAACAAATAAGAAACAATATATCCTTAAAGGAAATAGCCGTATTAGAAAGTGTATCAGGCAAGATAGTCAATAGAGTAAGTATGAAGCAACAACTTATTAAACAGTTTAGGTTAATGTTTGTTAATTCTAAATCAGTGCATAAAATGGTTGATATGCTTAAAGTAGTTAAAGATGATGGCAAGGGTGGGCATGTTGATGACAACACACCTGAAATAGATTATAGTGATAGTTTAGACTATGCATTAGAACCATATGAAACACGCATGGCAATATATAAGTTTAGGAGATAAGATATGACTGAAGAATTGGTAAAGTATAATCATAGCAAAGCACTAATGGAGCGTGAGTTAGAAGAGAACGCTATTTGGTTTAATGGAGACCCCACAACAATAGAATACTTTTTTAAGATAACATATCCAAAGTATATTAAAGATATCAAGTCATCAGTCAAGGCATATGATCGTGTTCCTAACTTCTGGAATAGTGTAAGTGGAGATATACCAAGAATACATAGTGGTATAGCAGCTTTAATTAGTAGAACATGGGTAAGGTTAATAAAGACACGCACAATGAAAGTAGAAGTAGAAGATAAGAGTGAAGAGAAGTTACTTATAGATATACTAAAAGAAAACAATTTTATATCATGGTTAAATAAAGCAATCGTAACGAAATCATGGGCTGGGTATACATACTTTAAGTTTTCATATGATGAAGATATAAGTAAATATCCTATCATAGAAATGGTAGACCCAAGATATGTAGAAATAGAAGTGGTAAGAAAACGCATTAAGAGTTTTACATTTAAAATATTTAAGATAGTTGATGGCGAAGAGATTATTATATATGAAACTTATGAGATGCAAAATAAAGTAGCTCAAATATCGTATAAGGCGGTTAAAGTAATAAACGGTAAAGAAGAAGAAACGGCTTTACCACAAGGATATGAAAGAACAACAATATCCATAGACTTCATACCAGCGTTCTTAATGAATAACACCACATACAATTCAAGATTTACTGATAGCATATTAGGAGAAAGTGATTATAAGAATGTTCAGTCATTGTTCCATATGTTAGATAGTATCTTATCAAATACTGAATTAGACGTAGACAACGCAAAAGCAGTTAAGTTTGTATCAGAAGATATTATTAAAAAAGATGACAAAAATGAAGGTAAATACGATAAGAATGAAGTAGTCGTAGAGTTATCAAGTGCTATGATGCAAGACCCATCATTTGACATTAGAAGGCTTATATCGTTGTTACAACCTTTAGTAAGGGTAGAACAATTTAACGCAACAGCAAAGGAAGTAACAGGCCGTATACTTGCTAATATAGGGTTAAGTCCTGTATCGGTTGGGTTGCCTGGATTTGATAGCATAGATGCAGCAGCAGACAGCCAAAGAGCAAGAAAAGAAACATCTATTGTATCACGTGATGAAAAAGTAGAATTGATTACAGAGTTTTTAGTTCCATTCTTTGACAAGTTATTGAAATATCATCATTCTATACATGGGGAAGCATTTAAAGATAATAAAATCACAGTAGAGTTTGATAAATACGGTAGTCCACAATTTGAAGATTTAGTAGATACTATTGTTAAGGCTAAACAAGGCGGCGTTATGACAGTAAGACAAGCGATAGAAAAGCTATATCCTGAATTAACACCTGAAGAAGTAGAACAAGCGGTGGTAGATATTAAGGGCGAAAGCATGACACCATTTTTAGAGAGTGATATTGAATGATAGACTTATCACATTTAGGTGATTTGCAACCTGATGGCAGTGTTAGATTATTTGATAGAAACATACAATACCGTAAATATCGAAGAATAAGACAATCAACTGAACAAGAGATATTTTTAACCAATAGGGGATTTACAGTTGTTCAATCATCAAATGTTAGTGCATTACAAGTTGCAGGAGATGATTTATATATTCGTTTCTTAAATGGATCGCTTTATCGTTATCAAGGCAGTGCAAATATATTTGATAAAATCATGGGTAGTTTATCTAAAGGTAGTGCAGTATGGAAATATTTAAGGAGACCTAAAAAACCATATGAGAAAGTAGGCAAGATAGATTTTCCTAAAGACATAAGCACAGCAGTAGACGAAGAATTAAGAAGTTTGACCGACCAAGATATATTTCAATCCATAGATGCACAAGTCATATTAAACATGACAAGAAACATAGATAATGCAGTATTACAAAACAAGGTATTAAGTGTTAATGGTATACAAGTAGTTCCATTAGTTATGGGTAAAAAGACTATATACATACCACTATCACTTCTTATAGTCCAAAACTAAAGACTTTAAAAGTTGGAAGGAGATTAAATGATGAATGAAGAAACAAAAGTTGAAACTGTTGAAACTGAAAACACACAGGAGCAAGTAGACGTGCAGGAAACGGAAACGCAAGAAACGGAAACGGAAACACAGGATAAAAAAACTTTCACGAAAGAAGAAGTCGAACGACTTGTCAAAGGACGCTTAGGCAGGGAGAGAGAATATTTCGCTAAAAGTTTGGGGTTAGAAAAATATGATGATGTCAAAAGTTTTGTTGAAGGATACAATCAAATTAAAAATACCTTAACCGAAAAGGAAAAAACTATCGAAGAAATGAATAGCAATTTATCCGCTATGCAAAATGATGTTATCAAGTATAAGTATCAAATTAAAGATGATAAGTTTAAAGAAGCGTTAGCCCTTGCTAAAATCAAGCAAGAAGGCACTGAAAAGCAATTAGAAGAAGCACTATCAGATGTGTTAAAAGAATATCCTTCAATGCGTAATGGTGTTGTTAAGGTAGGAGAAGAAGCGGGCAATCAAAGTGATGCTGCTAATAAACCTAAATATTCAAAAGAGTTCTTAATTGCTAATCAAACCATACCATACTTTAAACAACTATTAGATCAAATGAATAAAAAATAAAAGGAGATTATAAACTATGGCAGCAATTTTAGCAACATGGGATACTGAAGAACTATATGCAAATTATATAGCACCAGTATTAGAAAGTAATGTAGCACTTATTCCAGGTGTTACAGTGAACGCAAATGTACAACAAATCAATGCAAGTGCAGCAGTATATTACGTTCAAAATGACGCAAGCGTTACATCAGGTAATGCAGGTAGAGATTTCGTAGACAATTCAGCAGGTAATGATAGAGAGATTATTCCTCTAACAAGTTCATTACAAATTGCTGAAAAGATGCCTAAAATCGTAGCAGAGACTACACCTATGGAGTTTGTAGGTAGATTTTTAACTAACTCAACAGTTAAAGCAATGAATAGATGGGGTTTCTTGGGATTAGCAGCATTAGTCAATGAAGGAACTCATAAGACTGGAGCAGCGACAACTAAAGATACTATCTATGGCGATATTGTAGATCAAGTAGCAGCATTCGATACAGCAAACGCTGACAAAGGTAGTGCAACAGCAATTATTGTAGGGCCTTTAGCATTAGCTAAATTACGTAAATCTACAGAGTTTGCAATCAATCCATCATTAAACTCAACAGTAGTTCAAGATGGTTTAGTAGGATATGTAGCAGGGCTTCCTGTTGTATACGCTAAAAACCTTGATGCAATCGCAGCTTCTGATTTAAGTGGCTATTCAGCAATTAGTGGATTAGATTATATTATCTTACGTTCTGAAGCATTCATGGCACCTAAAGTGTATGAATATTTTGACATTATTGAAAAATCAGAGAAGTTTCCTGGTTCTAAATTGATTGGCGAAATCCCTTATGGTTTCAAAGTATCAAATCCAGACCAAGTATACGTAAGAGTAACATCATCAACAGTACAAGTATAATAGGAGTGATTAGATGAAATATAGACATATCATGGGGAAGGTCATAGATGTAGCTCCACACGTGGAACATATATATAGAGATAGTCCTTCGTGGAAAGTCTATGAAGAACAACCTGTTGATAGTAAACTTACGAAAGCACAGTTAGTAGAAGTTGCTAAAAAACAAGGGTTAATCACAAAGGGCAAGACTAAAGAAGAATTGCTCAAATCTATAAATGTTGAAGATACCACTAAAACGCAAGACTTCAATGATGATATAGTATAAGAAATAAGGGTGGTGGTGTAGTGCCACTGCCCTATTTTAATAAAAAGGAGATATTATGAACTCAACATACAATGACACATACCATGTAGCCGTTCCTGATTTAGATTATCTCAAAGCATCTGGTTATGATTTAATAACTGAAGGTGGTTGGACTAAAGAAGTAACTGAAAGCAAAGTATTAGCATATAGCATAGAAGCATTAAATGAGCTTTTAAGAGATAGAACGCAACAAGATAAGTATGTAATCACATATTTAATAAAGTTTGATGAAACATGGCGTGAAGCGTGGGAATTATACATGATAGCATATATTCGTGCTACGTTTAAACATGGAGAATGGGTAGAAAGACCGAGAGATGTAGATAATGCTATTAAATCAAGTGTATTAGGAACTAAAAGATTTAAGGATACTTTATATACGGAAATAAAGAACTCAAATGAGGTGTGGTAGATGAGAACGTTTATAGGTTGGTGGTTATCAGGTAGAGAATATACTGATCGTGCAGATGTTCCAAGAAATGAAGTTCCTGAATTAGTAGATGGTGCGGTGCAAGTAAGATACGATCTATTAGGCATTAACAAGTCTATTTATCGTGGCGGCGTTAAATCTAAACAATACACCTATATCATTGAGTGTGATTTTAAAGAGAAGATAGAACAATTTGATTATATATATGTAGATAAAGATTGGCGTAAGGTTGATGAAGTTGAAGAAAAACTTCCTAAAGAAAAACAAGCAGTTATTAAAGCATGGCCTGGCAAGTATCAAGAACATGCAGTTAAGGTTGTGTATTTACTATGAAAGACTTATCTAATGCAGTTTTACAAATATTTAAAAGTAAAGCACCAAAAGGAAAGACAAGAAGATTAGTAGGACAAGTAAGAGTAGAAATGAAAGAGAACGGGTTTGACATTATAAGTGATATTTATTATATGCCTTATACAACTGAAAAATGGGGTTATCATAGTGTATGGAAAAAGACTTTAGTAAATCCACATGAAGGTTGGTGGCAAGAAGCATTTGAAATGTCTATAAGATTTGTAAGTTCTGTTCTTGGAAAGGAGTTTGTCCGTGAACAATAAACAAATAGCAGATAAATTAACAACTGAATTAACTGGTAATTATAATTATGTCGTAAGTGATGATGAACAGCTCTTTTCCAAAAACATGAAAATAAGTGATGAAAGTTATATACCAGTTATATTAAGACTTATCACACCGTTTCAAGACCCTAACAAATATCAATTAACAAGCGTTTATACATTATCATTTTATGTAGATAAGAGATTAGATAAAGACTTATTTTATAATGACGTGGATAGTTTTAAATCATCACAAGTAGATGAACTTATCGGCAGTGATTATATTACAAAAACATATCAAAGTGTTAGAAACACCGAAGAAGAATATGTCAATAAAGGTACAGAATATTGGGTGTATGAATTAGAGTTTACATGGGTTTACTCACTTGCAATCGTAGGCAGCCAATCCACAATCAAGATAGACACAGTAGAAATACCATTTATTGAATGCGATATAACGCACGATGTCGCCTATATAAACAACATTTCACATGACACGGCATTAACTAACTATCGCATGAGTAATGACATTATACTCTTAACTGTACCGCTTATATTGTCAAATACAGCAATAGCAAGTGTGTTCAACTACTCAAATACAAACGGTTATAACAATATAGTAGCATTAGACATAAACGGTGTTAGTAAAAGTTTGGTGATTAAGCGTACGAATGTTAAGTATCTAAAAACAGGGCAATTAACGGTTATGGTTATTACGTTAGAAACAGCATACCCACGTGTTACGTTTACATTAGATGGAGAAGTGATACCTAACACAGCATGGAGATTTAACGGTAAAAAGGAAGTAAGTCCTTCTAAACGTTCAACTTCAACACCTGACTTATTAAGAAGTTACCCTAAAGGTAAGCATAGAACATGGACTGTAACGGTTGTTAAAGATGATAGCACGTTATATGACAAGATTGTTGCTGACTT